GAGGTTGGAACGTTATTCTTCGGTGCAAAGGTATATAATGATGATATATGGCAAAAGGTGCTTGATGGCACATATGAGGGATTCAGTGTTGAGGCAATTGTTGATGTGAATGAGCTTCAATTTGAGGAACAGACACCTGCTACAGAGCCAGCACCCACACAGGAGCCAGCACCACAGGCAGAACCAGCTCCAGAAGCACCAAAGGCAGATGATGCGAAATCGGAAAAGGGCATTCTCGCAAAGATTATGGAACTCATCAATGGAAAACCAATTGAAGAGGTTATTGAAAAACCCACAGAAACGCCCGTAGAAGAGCCGAAACCTGAGGAGCCTAAGGTTGACCCAGAACCCGAACCAAAGCCAGCCACGGAGCCTGAAACGAAGCCTGATATTAATATTGATGCATTAAATGATACAATAGAAAACCTTAAATCGGAGTTGGAAGCATTAAAACAGAAGAATGAGCTGTTGGAGGGTGAGAAGAACGCATTATCCAAAAAGGTTGATGAGCTTGGCAAGAAACCGTCAGCAGAACCCATTAAGACTGGTGGCAAGGTTGCTGGTGATAAAGCATCAAATCTATCAAATTGGTTGGATAAGATGGAGGATATGATGCGATAAAATCTAGCTGCGAAACGGAAAATATGTTAAAAATAAAGAAAATAATTTCAATTAAAAAATAAGAAGAAATATGGCTAAAAGTTTTTTGAACGTTGATGCCCTAGAATATTGTGGCAAGGAAGCAAGAGATATTATGTCACAGGACGTATATAGCCTCGATATCCGCAATTACGGTATCACATTTTTACCTAATGTAAAGGGTAAGACCAAAATCCATACTGGTGAGATTTCAAATTTGTGGCAGGCATACAGCTGCCCATTTACCCCAGAGGGTACCGCTACGCTTGGTGAGTGGTTTATTGAGGAAACCCCTATCAAGATTAATCTCGAAGTTTGCTATGACGAATTCTGGGATACCTATCTCGTAGAATCCACAGAAATCAGCCTTAATGGTGGTGTTCCTGCCCCATTCAGCGAGTGGTATTTTGCAAAGTTTAGAGAGAAGATGAAGGCAGAATATCAGGAGATTTTCTGGAAGGGTGATACCGATTATTCTGGCGAAACCAAACAGTATCTTAAAGTGATTGATGGTGTTGAGAAGCAGTTGGAGGAATCTGGTGAAACGATTGATGGCGCAAGGTTTACTGTTGATAATATCCTTTCACAGGTTGAGGCTGCTATCGACAAGGCTGTTGAGCTCGCTGGTGAAGGTGGCTACGGATTTGACAATCACAAGGTGTTTATGAACAAGTATGATGTTCGTCTGCTCGAAGTTGCACTCGGCAAGCTGTGCTGCGGAAATTCTAAGAATGATGTATTTGCTAACTATGCAAAGGAAGCTGGCAAGATTTTTGTTATGGGCATGGAGGTTGTTCCTACGGAGCAGAGCAGAAATACCATTATCGTTGCTAATCCTAAGAATCTGGTACTCGGTTTTGATGTGTTTGATTCACATTCAGAATACAAGCTTATCGATATGAGAAGCACCACTGGTGACAATATGATGAGGGTTATCGCCATTTCTAATATCGCTGCTGCACTCGTATTCCCAGAGACCATCGTTTATAGCAGGGTTGCGTAATTTGTAAAAATAATTTCAATTTAAAAATAGATTAATAATTATGGCTGTTTGTAATTTATCAAAAGATATTCTTAGGACTAGTTCCTGCGGATACTCGCTGCCTACCGTAACCGATATCTATCTCGCTAACTATGCTGCTATCCAGTTGGCTGATTTCAGTACTACGTCTGGTGGTTGCGAGGAGATTACCGCAATTACTTGGGTGGAGACCGCTAGCGCTGCCGACAAGAAATTCTACCATATCGAGCCTAATAAGGATTCTACTACTTTCAGTGACGAGCTGGTCGTTGGCGATAGTGGTAATAAGTATCGCACACATAGCATTACTTTCTCGATTTCTGGTCAGTATGATGCCTGTCAGCATGGCGTACTCGATGCACTTTCATTGGGTAGATATTTCGTTGTCGTTAAGACCGCAGAGGGCAATTATCTCGCACTTGGACGCACCACTGGACTGGAAGCAGAAACCGCTACCCTTAATGGTGGTTCAGAAAATAACGGTATCGAGGTGACCCTTTCAAACAATGTCGCAGAGAGTGCTATGCCATTGGCAGATGCTGCTGTTGATGTTGTACTTGGCAAATAATTTTAAAATTAATTTTATATTCGGAAAAAATAGGATGAGTTTATGCTTATCCTATTTTTTTGTTCTATAATATGTTAAAAAGAAAAGATGAGTTGCAAATATAATACATTATCTTTCAAGGATAGGGTTTACCTTTATAATGATATCAATGGACAGCCATTGATGCTGGAAGCGTATGATGTGGAGTTCTCGGAAGAGGAAACCTTAAATGAGCGCTATCGCTTTAATAAGAGCGTATCATTCAGTATCAAGGGCTATAATAATCTATCCCTATTGGATGGAAGATATTACATAGCACTGGAAACGGATGATGGCAGGGTGATATTGGCTACAACGGAGTATGAGGCATTCGTATCGTATGAGTATTCATTATCATCAGATGCGGATTACACAAGGTATACATATTCAGTAGCGGAAAACAAACCGTCAGAATTCATTACTATCAACACAAGCCCCATTACATTGGCATCAGATGTATGTTCATATCATTCTACGGATATAGAGCTTTATCTTATTTTGAGAAGAAACATCAGCGTAGACGAGATTACGGACAGGGCTATCACATATGCCGATTTTGAGAAGGTATCCCCATTAAGAAACACATTGGAGGTATCAGAAACATTATCGGAGGATAGGTATACAAAAACGGTATCATTTCAAATAGAGTATGATGGCAAATGGCAGTATCTTATCGGAGAATTTAACGATAACACATATACGGCAAAGATTAATAGCCACAAGACCAATAACCTTTATATCGGAAATGAAACTGGACTACAACCCCTATATACGATTGATAATAACATCGTAACGGTCACATTAACGGAAATATCAAACGTACCCCTTAAAAGGATATCAAATGAGGAGAAGAGCCAGATTGTAGGGCATAGATATATCAAGACCATATACGACCCTAGGTATGGTGATTATCTCGCACAATATGTATTAAGGGAGAAGGTGGATGGCAACGGAAACGGCACTGGTGAGTACGAGGCATATACGGGGTATCAGGATATATTCGATGATATCTACAATATTACTGGAACATTCAGCGATATATACACATATTACAATGCCGATTTAAAGCCAGATGTATGTAATATCGAAACAACGATTCCAAATGTATATACCATTACGGCAAATACAACATCAACGTATTCGATTAAATCTAATTGTAATTGGAGTGTGACCGATTATTCTGGATTCACAATCAGCCCCACAAGCGGAGAAGCAGATACGGAGTATTCGATTAGGATTACGACCACATATCAATCAGACATTGATAAGAAGACTTTCAAGATTGTATCAGAAGACAATACATATGTCATTACGGCATATATGTCAAATACCCCGTTTATTTCGCCCACAAGCGCACAAATCGACTGCAAGGGAGGATGGATAGACTTTTCCTATTTGGACTGCTTAGACGTAAGAATATGCCCATTACAATATAAAAAGAAAAACAATGTGTTATCGGTGTTCGTTCCAGAAAATACGGAAACCACTGGAAGGTCATTTTCGATACTGGTATCAGATTGTAATAGCCAAACACAATATTTGACGATACAACAGGATAAGGTATGTGAATTCTGGGCATATAATAACGATTGTGAGTACATATGCGAAAATAATAACAAGTATCATAAGGAGTGGAGATATACTGGCACCACATCATCAAATGCTACCATTACAACGACATATAGGAAGGGCGATTTGATGGAAGAAAATTGTAGGGATTGTATCAACATCAGGAAGAGGTGGATGCAAACATACAATGTAGGGATAGTGGATGATGAGTTTTTCTATCTAAATCTGGAATACGAGAGCTTGGACAACGGCACAACTTGGACAATGACTGGTGGTGTCAGATTAAGGGAGAAGGTTCCAAATGCGGACTACGAGCAGATAAATAACTATACATTGATATGGAAACCCACAAATGAGTGGGTATGCCAGAACGATAATTAAAAATAAATCTAATTTTATATGAGCAAGTGTAAATATCAATTATTGGCGGAAGAAATAAGTACGGATGGAGGCAGGACTTGGACAAGGACTGGAAACACAAGGAAGGGAGCATTATTGGAGTTCGGTTCAAACGACTGTTCGATGAGGATTGATGCCACATTATCAAACGGTACAACGGCACAGATACCATGCACATCAACCACATATACGTCAACATCGATTACGAGAAGCGAGGTCACATCGATTTCAAACTATCAATCAATGACGGACATAGAGGTTGGTGGCTGCGTATCAAGCGTAGGTGTAGGAGCATTCAGTGGCTTATCATTATCATCAGTGACCGTAGAGGAGGGTGTAACGACCATACAAGGTCAGGCATTCAGATATAATACAAATATGAAAAGGGTTGATTTGCCCAGCACATTAACAAGCATTGCAAACTACGCATTTCAGATACCTACTGGAAGCACAGCCACACAATGGGATACAATGATTGTAAGGGCTACAACGCCCCCTACCATATATTCTAGTACCATTCAGCATAATAATTCTGCTGGTGTGCCATTTAGGATATTCGTACCAGATGCATCGGTAGATACCTACAAATCGGCTAATATATGGAGTAATTTCAGTTCAAACATAAAGGCATTATCAACATTAACATAATATGGGCAGCAGCTATTACTTATATCAATTATATCAGAGGATACCAAATCAGGAGGATGTACCAGTATATCCCCCTACATATTCTATTGATGGTGAGGGCACAATGACATCGATGTTAAAAAAGAGTGATGATTGCCTATGCCCCGAAATAGAACAGATGCTACGAGTATGGGTTCCAGACGGTACCATATGCTTCGATTGCGGTGAAGATGAGGAAATGACAAGATGGGTGGTATTGGATACCGCTACGCAGTGGTATTGCGATAATTGCCCCACATTAAAGCTATATGCCACATATTCGGATTTGCAGACATATGAGTTAGAGTGTAACGGAAACGGATTGTCACAAACGGAAGTGAGGGCATTTTCTGGAAACTCGTATTCAGCGATGACGATAGCCGATATTGGAGGGTGTGTTAATCAGATTGGTTATAGGGCGTTCTTCGGTTGCTCGGCATTAACAAATGTAAGTATATCAACTGGGGTCACAGTCATTGATTCACAAGCATTTCAAAACTGTTCCTCATTGTCAAGGGCTATTATACCGTCAACGGTCATTACAGTCAACGACAGCGCATTTGCGAATTGCACAAGCTTGACATCAGCGACCATACCAGATAGTGTAACGACATTAGGTGAAGCCATATTCTATGGTTGCACAAGCCTGCAAAATGCATATATCGGTACTGGGGTATCAGCATTAAATGAAAGCCTATTCGAAGGTAACCATAATCTGGAATTCGTACAGATTGCAGGAAACGTATCATCAATATCAAATTTCGCATTTTTAGATTGCTCGAAGGCTACCATTACATTTACGCAGACAACGCCCCCCACATTGGGTGGTGTAAGAGCCTTAAATCAGGTAAACGGTGGTGTAAGGAGCATCAGGGTGCCGTCTGTAAGCGTTGCAACATATATTAACGCATGGGCTACAACGGAGTATCCACAATCATATTGGAAAGACCAAATTACAGGTTATTAATGAAAGTATGTTAAAATAAAATCAGGGATTATGTTAATAACAAATAAGTATCTAAAACAATTCAGCCCTATCCCGATTAACTATAATCTGGATGAGGTGAAAAACTACATAGGAGTGGCAGAGCT